TTCACTTGCTGTCTTTTCAAATAATTGCATTGAGCTTTCTAATGTTTTCATATGACGACCTACAGTAATGCCATCAAAACTTCCTTCTGTTTCTTGCAAGGTCATTTCTTTAGCTTTATTAACTACATCTTTCATTTCATTAGTAATTTTACGTAATTCGTCGGCTCTATAAACATGCTTACCATATTCATTAAACTTACCAATCATCTCCATTACTGCTTTCTTTTCTTCTGGAGCTAATTTTTTCTTTTCTTCTGGATTACTTTCCATCCATCTTTCATTTAATATTCTAGCTAATTTTTCCATTGTTATTATTCTCCTTTATATGGCTTACCTTTTTCATCTGAATCTATTTTTTCTACTGCTACATTAATAAATTGAATAGGTTTTCCTATCTTTTCATTAACTACTAAGAAATTAGTCATAGCAGTATTCATAATACGAATAACATAATATTGACCTGGTTTACCATCAAATTCAACTTTATATCCAGGTTGCACTTTATAATTAAGATTTGTATTTACTTGAGGTGCTGGTTTTGCTTGAGGTTCTTCTGGAACATCAGTATTAATTGTTTTTTGTTTTGGTACTGCAGTTACTCTAGGTTGTTGTTTAGGAGTTTGTGGTGCAGTTCTTGTAGGTACAGGTGCAGGTGCACTAGGCGCTCCCATTCCAGGTTCTGCTTCTTGCAATCTTTTACGGTTAGGATGTGCATGGGTTGCAACGCCCCAAATACCAAATCCTTCTGTTAAAAGATCCTTAAGACTTATTTTTGTATTCTTTGACATTTTATTATTATTTAAAATCGGATATAATATCTGTAATGATTTTTTCTACAGAATAATATTTATTTGTTACGTTTAATTGACCAGACCCTTCATTAATAGGTCTTAGATAAGCTCCTTGAGTCGATGGGCTAGATACAAAGTCAAAGCATAGTAAATTAAAGTCTTCTTGAACTTGTACATGTCCTTGCTCATCAATTTGCTTAACAGAACCTAATCCTCTAGAACTAATACCTAATTTAATACCTGCTTTGAAAAGTTCTTTTAAAATATTTCCTGAAGGTGTTCCTAAAATTTCAACTGTTCCTACTAAATCATCACCTTCCCAATGCATCTCAATAATGTTATGAGAAACGTTATTTAAGTTAATTACTGAAGAATCTGGGTGGTCTAATTCTCCCAATGCTCTTCTTTCTTTAACTTCTTGATTTAAATATCTAGCTGCTTCACGCTCTAATATAGAACGTGGATATGTTCTCATATTGTGATTAAATGCATCCGCACGTTGTAATGTTCCTTTCACGATTAATCTGCCGCCATTTTTTTCTAGCGATTCATTAATCATTTGAGGAGTTACTTCAAATGGAAGATAATCTATAAGTAAATTATTCATATATACTATTTAATATAATTATGATAATAATAACTTCTTCAAGCTATTAAAGATACCAACACTTTCTTTTAAGTTAGTTTTCTTTTCTTTGCCAGGAACTTCCATTGATTTTACACCTTTAGATTTCTTAGGAGTCATTGTCATTTCTTTTACTCCTTTAGGTTTACCTTTGGCTTTTTCTTTTTTATTTAAAGAATCATTAGCATTTTTCTTAGTAACATCTTTCTTAGATATTTCCATATCATTTGCTTTATCCTTTAATTTATCAGATACTTTATTAAGTTTTTTATCCTTAATTTCTGTAGGTACATCAGATCTTTTACCCGTTGCTGCTTTAGCGCTAGCAATCATATTACTATAGAACATTGGATCTTTCTTTAATTTCTTAACTGCTTTATCCATTGCCTTTTCATAATCATCAGTATCTACCATTTCAATACGAATTCCTTTTCTTAATTCATAAGGATTAACCATATCTACATCTGACATATCTTTATTTCCGTAGTTAGTTTTATCTGCTTTCTTTTTATCTGCAGGATCTTTCTTTTCTTTGGCTTCCATTAATGGTTCTTCATTAACTAAACCAGTTATATTAAATAATTTCATTCTTATACTAGTTGTTGGATTTCCCATATCATCTGTGTCATATAATACACCATCTTTTTCTGCAAAAATTAAATTTGGATTTTCTTTAGATTTATAAAGCATATATCCTTTTTTATCTCTAGAACTAAATATTGGAACTAAAATTAAATTTCTCTTTTCGCCTTTCATTAGATTAAAAGAACCTTCTTCCATAGACTTAGTTACATAATCGATTGCAACAGCTCCTTTTGGATTTGGACTAAAATTAGTACTAGTATATAAATCTGTATCTAAAATAACATTAGTAGTAGCAGTTAAGCCTTTACCATATGTTATAAAATCTTGTATTTGGTATGATTTATTAGGATCTAATCCAGATTGTTCACTAGCAGCAGGGTCTATCTTTACAACATCACCTACTTTCAAACCTTTTTTAGTATCAAATCCTTCGAAGATCTTCATTGTATCACCTTCGATTAATATTTTATTGTTAATTCTCATAGTTATATTATTATGCGCTTAAGTTTTTTAAGTAAGACGAAACTCTATTTAATCTCTCTGAAAGCTTTACTAATTTATCTTTTGTAGACTTCCAATACATTCTATTGTCTTGATTTAATTCATTTTTAAGTTTTATGTTACGAGATATAATTTTCTCAATTTCATATAACTTTGTATATACTTCAGCGATCGCGTAATTTACTTTCTTTTTAGGAGAAACTGCAGGATCATTTTTAATGTCATTATACTTCCCTTCTTCCAACAACTTATACATTTCTGATACCATTCTTTTATAGTCAGATTCTTCTTTCATTGGCTTTGTTGAAGTCATAGGAACAAATATCTTATGAGTTCTTTTTAACGGCTTCATCCCTGCTTGAGTAACTGCACTCTTTGGTGCTGTATGACCAAATGCATTTGGAGTTAAATAAGCCCCTGCTCCACTTGAACCTGATTCTTCTGCTAAAGCTCCTACATTAGCATCAATTATTTCAATACCAAAACTTTCAAATATCTGATATAATTCTTCAATGATTTTTTTATCTCTAGATTTATACGCATTAGTACCATCCATATTTAAATAACCATCGCGCATTGCTCGACGAATAAATAAATCATCCTGCGCAACACCCATTGCTTTTCTAGCATCTCTAACAGCTACTTCTAAGTAAAATGGCTCTTCTACAGCAAAATCTTCATCGATAGAGTTGTTTATTTCATTAAACTTATCTTCTATTTCTTTTAAAAGTGTTTTGAATGCCATTAGTTAATTTTTTTAAGTTCTTTTACTAATTCGAAATATCTTAATAAAGACAATACGTGATTATCTTTAATTACTTTAGATTCAGTAATAGTAGTTAATAGATTAGATACTTCAGATAACTTAATTTGAACTACCTGGCTATCACAAGCTTTAATGTTCTTATCTAGGTCGGTTTTAATGCCTTTAACGGACTTAACTACAAACTCATATAAAGCATTTTGGTCATTAGGTGAGTTCGTAATATAGAGCTTTAATAGCTGCTTTTGATTTGGATTAAGTTTATTGTATTTATTATTAAATTTTTCTAATAATATTTTATATGATAGTAATCTAATATCTTTATCTTCTTTGCCAAATTCTGATTCAATTAAACTTTCAGCACTTGGAGTATCTTCTACTTTTCTCGTTAAATGTTCAAAGATGCATGATTTAGAGTTAACTACTTCAAAGGGATTATCTGCTTCTGCATATTCAAATAATTTATATATGCTAGCTAGTACTTTATAGTTATTTACTTTATGCTTAAAAAATTCTTCTAAACTGTAATTTTCGCGAATACGTTTAATTAAACTATACTTTAACTTTTCTAATGATGATTCATCAATCTTTCTTCTAGATTTTACAACAGCTTCTAGCAGTTGACCAGCCTTCCAATCATTATTAATTTTTTCATTAGACAATGCTTGGTACAATTTTAGTTCATGAGATAAACTAGATTTATTCGAGAAGTATTCCTTTACAATGCGAATTGCATGAGAGTCTTTATTATTTAAAATATCAGCAGTTATTTGTCTTACTAATAATTCAAAGATTACACCCGTGTTGCGAAGCTTATTATGCTTAATTTTTTTCATACAGTATTAGTACTATGTATATATTACATTAATAATTATTTGATACGTTAACAAATCATTCCGAAATGTTATTTTCATCTAAAAACGTCCCATGGTCTGGATCTTGTTTTGTTGATGGCTGAATGCTTTCTAAAATTAATTTTTTTGAATTAATATTCTTTGTAGGTGAAAACCCTAAGCGCTTTGCAGCATCTCTACTTTTACCAGTATTAATATTTTCTTTAACTGATAAATCAACTGCTGGTTTAAATCCTTTAGAACCAATTGGATCTCTTCCTAATGTATGAGCATCAGAACCATATGCAGAGCCTCCTTTTTTAGGTCTTCCTGCTCCGGCCCAACCACCTTCAGGTGTTTCTGTTTGGCCTGTTGATCTTTTAGATACGTGCATTGAAGCAATGTCATGAGGCGTACCAAATGACTCTCCTGTAAGTAATGGATCATTTCCTTCTTCCTCTAACTGAGTCTGACGGAATCTATTTTTCATATCATCTAATACTCTATCTCTTTCATTTTGCCATTCATTATCAGATAACTTAAATACATTTTTATAAATCCAATCTTCTGATAATAGTTTAGATTCTTGAATTTCTTTTGCTAATTCAATCTTTTCTTTCCAAAGAGCAATTAACTCTTGTTCATATACAATTGAAGGAGTAGTTAAACCAATTTCAAAGTTAACTAAATCTTCATCTTTATATCCTTGAGAAAATAAATGAATAACTGCTATTTTAGTAAGTTCTGAAACTACTATACGTTGTAATCTTTCTACTGTTCTTGCAAAACGAACATCTTCTGCTGCTAATAATGCTTTACCAGCAATACCCTCATCAAAAGTTAAAAATGCTTTAGGAATTTTTAATCCCGCTAACATTCTATTTTTTAAATATTCAATATCCTCAATACCTGTAAATTCCATTCCAGATAAAGTATCAATTTCTGTACCTGATTGACCACCGCGCACTGGAAGATAAAAGTCTTCTAGCATATTCATCAAATTGAACTTTAAGTCATAATCACCCGTTTGTTGATCTATATACGGCTGCTTCTTCATTTTGTTCATGATTTGCTGCATGTAATTATCAACTTCACTAGGTGGAATATTACCTACATCGATTTTAAAAATACGTCTTTCAGGTGCTCTCATTACACGATGAATTAACATCGCATCTTCCATCATTGTAAGTTGTTTCCAAACTTTACGAGCTGGTTCTAAAATTGATTTGCCATAGGGAAGAAAATTCGAATCAGTTAATAATCGGAAATGAGCAATTTCATAATTCTTATATTTGATTTTATTATTACCCATGATAGAGAATTGAACGTGGTACGGATTATTTGGATCTGTACCTTCTTCTCTAATTACTTCATAAGCTGAAAGCGGGGTTACATTTACAATACCAATATCTTCTCTAATGTCTAAGTATAAATACATATCTCCGTATTTATTCATACTTCTAATCCATGGCCATAAATTAAACTCTACATTTAAAATATCATAGAATAAATTCTCTAATACCTTTTTAATTGTCTCATCTGAACTTTTAATAGTTAAGATTTCGTCATATTCATTTTTACGGGTAGATTCATCTGAATAAATATCCAATGCTGCTGCGATAATAGAATCCATATCCATTATCTCATAATCGGTATAAAGCTCTGTTCTAGAACTTTGATAATTGTAATTATTATTATATGTAGATATGCTAGGCTTAATACCATGCAATCTAGTAAATCTGTCAACGTATTTTGATTGTTCAAGATTACCCGCAGATTGTAATCTGTCAGTATCTATTACTCTTAACTTTTTGCCGCCGACTCTACGTACGATAACATTATTTGAAAAGAGACGATTTAATCTTGCTCCTAATGATTTATCTATTAATGACATTATTTATCCTTTATTATAATTATATATTACTTTGAAGATTCATGGTTTTTTATAGTAACCAACTAATATCTTCATTATCTTTACCTACTTTCATATTCCATTGATTTTGGTTAGTATTATTTGATAGCCTGCTATATACAGGGGCAGATTTACCTATTAATCCCATAGTTTTTCTGTGAAGATCTAATCCTTGTTGTCTTAATCTTAATGCTGTATCTCTAACCCAAAGCGCAATACTAAAAGATAACACTAAGTCATCATTATATCCATATTGTGCTTCAGCTCTTGAGCCATGCCAAATAAAATTTTGAAGTTCTGATATAGTTCTTTTACTTCTAATAATAGGTGTTTTATCTCTCATATACTCAACTAACTTAGATATAATTAGTGGTCTATTTTTAGCTGTTTGAGAAAATCCAGGAGTCATTTTAGACTTAGTAGCTAAATCATATCCACTACTTATTTGTTGTTGAATATCAATAACTGCTAAGTCAGAACTACTATAAAATAAATTAGCATAACTTCTATCTACTGCTGGCTGAATTGCTGCCCATCCAATATTTGAATTTTCAATTACTAGTAAAGCATCATTATATTCAGTAGAAACTGCTACCAACATATTTCCAAAATCCCTAGGATCTAATTTACCTTTATACTCTGCTACTTGTTCTACGTTCTCTATATCAATTACATGGAAAGCAGAAAAGTCAGAAGCATCGCCCCTTGAAACGTCTGCTACTACCATATATGATTTAGTATAGTCAGGTGCTTTCCAAACCCATAAATTTCCGTCATATCCTCGTTTTTCCATTGGGTCACAACACATTTCTTTATCTTCCCAATATGACTTTAATATTAAAGGATCAATTACTGTATTACCAGATGTTGTAAAGTCACAATCACATTCTTGAGAAGCTAACTTCTCTCCTAATTCAGCAGTTTGAGCATCTCTCCATGTTTGATCACGGTCTGGATGTACTGTCCAGTGTAACTTAATAGTATGAAAGTTATTTTCACCAGACTCAGCTCTTTGCCACATACGATGGAAAAAGTTACCCATACCATTTGGTGTAGATAACATAATACACTTACCACCGGTTGCCATTGTTTGTTGCAAACCACCCCAAAGTTCTTCAATTGTATTAGATTCAATAAATGCAGCCTCATCAATTACTAGTAATGATACAGCTTCAGAACGACCAGCGCTTGTAGATGTAGATGATGCTTTTACTTGAGAACCATTGGATAAACGTAATGAAAGTTTATTATCTTCTGTTGATTGAGCATTCTGCTTTAACCAAGAAGGTAAACCATCATACATAACTCTTACTTTTGTAACTAAATTTCTTGCTACTTCTTGACGAGTTGCAATTGCTAGACAGTTCTTATCTTCATGAAAGACCATTAACCATAATGTATATCCTGCAGATAATGTAGATATACCTAACTGGCGAGACTTTAAAATAATATTTCTATCATTATCTCTAAAATCATATAAACATTGTTCTTGAAACGGATATAAATCAAAAAGCATTTTTCCTTTTACAGGATGTTGAATATAACAATATTTACGCATGAAATATACAGGGTCTACTGCACATTTCTTATATTCATCTCTAATTAAGTCTTTTACACTTTGAGCGCCTTGAACTTTATTTTGATAATCATTAACATCTGCCATATTATAGTGCTCTTAATACAAATACCGTGCTTATAGAAGTTAGTATGATAACAAATAAAGGTCTTTCATACCATGCCGGGGTAACTTGTTTACAAATTTCTTTTAAATCTTTGCAATTTTGTTGTAAATTTTCTACTTGAATAACTTGACCTGCTATAGTAGTACTATCCATCGTTCTAAGATTTCTATAATCATGTTCTTGAAACTTATATTGGGATATTAATTGTTTTTGAATAGAGTCATTATACTCTAACACTCTAATGTTATTATATATGTTTACTATCTGTTTTTTAGTAAAGCATGTATCTTGAGACTTAACATTTGATACTAAACAAAGAACATATATAATTACTAATAATAATTTTTTCATATTAATATTTTTTATTTGAAAATTCGCGTAAATAAAAAACTGCATTTGATATACTTGTGTCAAATACAGGTTTATTATCTAATGCATCATATAAGTTATTAATATTAGTAGTTCTGTTGTCTATATTATTAATAACTCCAGCTTTTTTAGCAGCAATAGAATCTAATTTTAATGATATGCTATCATTTTGCTTTTCTCGCAACTCAATATTTTGTTTTAATTTTTGAATATCAGTATTTAAATTTGTGCTGTAATACTGAATATAAAGTATTATTATCACAATACCAAAGATTGTTATAATATTAGTTATCTTTTGTAGGTTCATTTATTTGTTCTCCTAATAATTGAGCTTTTATTTTTTGGTAATCATTTTCTAATAACTCATTTAATTCTTCTTCTTTTCCTTTCCAAGGAGAATCCCATTTTTCAATCGTACCGTCTGAATTAACATACTCTGCTTTTAAAAGAAGTTCTTTAATACCTTCCATTTCAGCTCTTGCATCCTTTAACCAAGCTTCGATATTTGGTTTCATTAAATTTCTAGCATATTCATCATATGTACCATTAATTCTATGTTCATGTTCCATATCAATAACACAATCAAAGCACATTTTATGAACGCTCCACATTTTCTTGTTATATTGATTATTTTTCATTTCTTTATTACATTTAGGACATACCTTAGGTAATAAAAATGATTTTAATGCTGCACGAACTGCTTCTAAAGCTTTAGAGGAACTGATTTTATATCCTTCTTTTTGTTCCCATTCTACACCATTCTCATCGAACCACTTATCTCCCACTTTATGATCTTCTTGTTTAGATTCATATCCAACGGTAGTTTTGTTTTGGGTACGGTGTGTGCCCGAGAGCATTTGATTGATTGCTTTTATGTTTTGTAATTTTTTTGCCATAACCTTTTATATAATTATTTTCTAAATTGACTTTCCATTCCTTTTATTATAAAAGACCCGGTTATTTTAAATACGTCAGGATATAATCCACGTACTACAATACCTTCTTGATCTTTGCTATCACCTAAATCTGATGTAATTGACTCTAATACTTCATCTCCTAAAAGCATTGTTGCTAAATAAGTAAAATACCCATCAATTGCTGCTTTATAATCAGCAGGATCTTTTACTACTTCACTTAAATTATTATTTCCAGAAAGTCTTAGCAATATTTCTTTAGATACTGCACCTACAGATTTTCCGTCCATTAATGTTACTTTTTTATCTGAAGGAAGTTGTTGAATTTCATCTAACCACTGCTTTAATGATTTAGATTCTTTTTTATCATCAATAATTATTGTATGCTTCTGACTTAATACAGAACTTAAATTTGCAGGCTTAGCAGGTCTAGTAGTAAATTCATGAACAACTTCAAATCCAGACTTTTCAGCAACTGGATTCATTTTTGCTACTAATGATTCTAATGCTTTTTTATTGTAAGGAATTTCTTTTGATTCACGTCGTTTTGGTGTAGCTTGAAATAGTTCTAATAACCCATGTATAGCTAAAAAGTTTTTAGCATATGATAATACATTAGTACTACCAGCAACATACTCAACGTTAAACATTACATTTGGATTATCCCACATTCCTAGAGACTTAAGCTCTTGCTGAATGCTAGGTAATGAGTCATTAAAAATATCTAATACTCTACCACCAGTTTCAATAAATCCATGACCTTCTCCAAATCTATCTAATAAGTCTGCTTTAGTAATTCCCTTTACATCTAAAGGTTTCATCGAACCTCTATCTAAAACAAATTGCTTCTTATTATCTAATGTAACTAATCTAACTGATGCATTAACTCCATCAATTTTTATCGATGCTGGATTTGTTGTTAAGTAGTTTGCAGAATCATTAAATACATTTATTAAATCTTTACCAGTATTAACTTGTGGCAAATCAAATGGATGTTTCATATGACCGGCTGCGC